TATTTGTAACTTCATACAACATTTACTCATGTCTGGATAATCACCTTAAGAGATTAGATCTGGTCTTTCATCAGAAAGACACTTGTGGAATCTACTCTTTAAGGATATGAATTCTTAAAATAACTTAGCTGGTAGAGTTTTATAACCCGGTTTACCTGTTTATTCACTTTCAACTGATCTTGAACAAGCTACAGACTATGGAAATATTTCCGTAGGTAGACAAATTCTTGACCATTTAATTGATCGTTTACATAACAAGTTCACTTGGTTTCCGACCTCTTTAGCTAAATTAGCTACTGACTTACTTTTATAAGATTCTTATATTACTATTGATTAGTCATATATTTCAGATCTTAGTTAAGTCTTTCCTTTAACACCAAGAGGTTTACGTCATTGTTTTAATGATGTACCATACCCCTGGTATAAGAGTGATAGTGTTAAAAATTTTAAACACTATGTAATTAAAAAACGCACAGGTTGGTTAATGGGTGATCCTTTGACTAAGGTTCTATTAACTACAGCGTAATTATATGTTTCTAAAAAAGTTGATTATTTAACATCAGACTCTGAGAAAAAGGTCACATCAATTGTTGGTGACGATCATATCAGTTTGTCTAATAATAAGAAAACTTTAGAACTCATATTAGAAAATTTATAAAACATAGGTTTTAAAATATCTATGTTAGATACTTATATCTCCACAAAAATTATGTTTTATTGTGAAGAAATTGCAATTGTTCCTTAATCATACAATGATTTAATAAGGAATTAATTAAAAATGTAAGACAAAGGAGCTTGCAGTCTATCTTATATAGACGTTCCTAGGCTTAAATTGATTCTCAATACATCCCAAGATAGTGCCTTATTTTAAGTAACAAGGCATGGGAAATTTGAGTTAATGGGTAAAGAATCACGTTGGACTTTTAGGAACAACACTTTACTTTTTGATTGTTTTGAATTGGCTTAGATACTTTAATGTATTCTATTACCGCACGATTCAACAAATCTTGTACCATATTCACCTGTAGAAATAGGTGGTGATGGTCTATTTTCATATGACTTTAATTTTCTCTAATAGATTCACTAGAATCCTTTGAAGAATAAAGGCGGAATTATTCCTGGTGTATCTTTTTTGCACGCATAGGAATTTAAATATAGAATCCTTAATATCGCAAGGAAATCTGGTATAATTAATAAATATATCAGATCTGAG